AATGAGGGTCTTGGGGAGCAGACCGTCAAGCCCCAAAACGCCACGTTAACGAATGCGGTTAACCTAGAGACCCTCGTTGGGATGGTAAAGTTTGATCTGACGAGTACTATAGAAAACATCAATCTGGCCAAAAAATGGAAGACACAAGGTAAAAGTTCAGCCGGGGCTCTTATCAGCATGGCCTCTGGAAAAAGCTTCTCAAAAAGCTTCACTAATATGGCCTTAACCAACAACTACGAAATCCCCTTGTCCCAAGACGGGCAATTTACATTGGAGTTCTCAGGTTCTCCGGCAGGCTAATAACCACTCAAAGGAGTCGCTCGCATGAAAGAAAAAGTACTCGTAACCCTCACCACGCCAGTCAGCTACGCCTCAGGCGGGGAGTCTGTAGATGGTACAGATGTGGCCTTGGTTGGCCCAACCGGAAAGCAGAGGAAGCTTGTTTCTAAAGCCCAAGGGGCTATCGGGGACATCCTTTTACATGCCCAGAGCTTGAATCAAGGATCTAAAGAGGCCCCAGAAAAAGGCGGGGACGAGCCTATGGATGCCGATGCCGTTAAGGGGATGCTCCTTTTCGGTGGCGACTTCTTAGGCAAACTCGATGATGCAATCTGTAGCCTGCTTTTCGCTGGTGGATGCCTGTTAGGCGATGAGCCAGTCTGTCTAAATGCGTTCATCCTTGATGGTGCGCCAATTGAAGTTTACCACCAGCTGAGGGCTGAATACATCGCAAATTTTTTGCTCTCCTCGTTAACTGGGACCAGTGGGAAAAAAGCCTAGATAAATTGATTTTTGGGCTGCTTCGGAACTCCAACGGGGGTATATCTCTGTCGGAGGCCGAAGCGATGCCGATACCCACCCTACTCAGGTGGGCTAAGGTGTCCGCTGAAATTAGCGAGGAAGAAATCAGAGCCGCACAAAGGAACCGATGAGCAACTTTAATATCAGCTATGTCATTAAAGCCGTAGATCAGTTCTCGCCTGCGATAAAACGGGCTCAGAAGAACGTAGACAAGATGACAGCGAAGGCCGCTGCGGCCACCGCCAAAAACACCCAAGCCACAAAGAGATACCTAGATTCTCTAAAAAAGGTGTCTATCGCCACCGAGAAACTGGCTCGCATAGATTCGCACCTAGCCAAGATCAAGCAACAGACAGCCCGAATCGGTAAGGCCAGCGATGAAGCTAGTATCTCCCGCCTAGACACTCTTCGCAGTCGCACAGAACGTTTGGCCCGAGAGCAAGCTAAGCTGAGGCGTGTTGGCGGCCAGGTCGCTGGGGGTCTTCCTAAGGCCGTGGCGCATTCAAGGGCCTCTGAACTTGTGATGTTGGGAAAATTGGATGCCGCCCAACAGAAGCTCAACAAGTCAAGGTCTTTCAAAGAACGTATGGGGGGGATCAATAAAAGAGCCTCTAGTGCTATGCTGACCGGAAAGGCTAGGTTATTCGCCCTTGGGGCCGCAGCAGCAGCGGCCCTTTACCCTGTGAAGGCTGCTAGCGATTACGAATTGGCGGTGGACAAGGCTAGAAGAGCCGCAGGTATACCCAAGATTCCAAAATCAGCTTTGGAAAGCGTGAACAAGATAGCCTCAGAGTTTGGGGAAAATGCGACCGAGCTAATTGCCCAGTTTGAGGAGCTTTTAAAAGCTGGGCTTCCAATGCAGACCGCATTATCAACTCTCCGTGAAGTCGTAGTCAATTCAATGCTGACAGACACACCCCTCACGGCTTCCACTAGCGAGCTTGCGAATATCATTAAGCTCATGGATGTCAAGGCTAAAGACATCCCTGAGTTAAGCTCGGTGATTCTGTATCTTGCTGATAAAACTACGAAAGACGCAACTAATGTAACTAAAACCCTCAATCAGGCCGCCAACATTCTTTCAACTGCGGGGATTAAGCCCATCAAAGGGGCAATTTTATCCGCTGTGTTGACCGAGAAGCTCGGTAGCTCCGGGAAAGCTGCAACAGGGATACAGAGTATACTCACTTTTGGTGCAAAAAGAGCCCCGGAATTTTATAAAGCATTTGTAGAGGACCAGGTAAAGGCCGTAAGGGAACTTAAGAAGAAGCTTTCTAGGTTCGATACTGCTGCCCAGATTACTATTTTAAGCAGGCTGTTTAGGCTACGGGGGGCCAAAGCTATGCAGGCTCTCCTTGTAAATGTCGATGAGTTTGCTAAGTTTACAGCTGCTGTTGAGGACACTAGTGATGCGATGAAATCCCGTAGCGATGCGGTCGATAAAAGGCTAGCTACGCTGCACAAGGCATTGGACCAAGCGTCATCAAAGACTAACCAAATGTTCACCGCCGGGGGTACAACGATGATTCCCGAAGTCAAAGCCACCGTTGATGCGTTCGGGAGCCTAATGAAGAAGCTAACAGCTACCATCAACGCCCACCCGATGGCCGCAAAACTTATGGGGTTGGGGGTAGCAGGGGCCTTCGCCACAGGGGCGACCGCCACGGGGGTAGCGGTGTTAGGTTCCATAGCTGCGTTCATAGCCACGTCCAACGCAGCCATAGCGGCATTGGTTGCGGCCCCGGTTCTTGCGACTGCGGGAGCGGTAGCAGCTGGGTCGGTGGCCTTGGTGGATGCTGCGGAAGCCCACAAGCCTGGACAAGGGGGGTCTTGGTGGGAAAGGATTCTGTCAACGGTAGAGGACGGCGTCATGGGGATGCTTAACATGCGCTTGACAGGGCCAAGTGACCTCCAATACGCCAAGCCATCGGTCACTCCGGCTGATTTAGCTTATCAAAATCGGGTTGAGCATTTTATTACAGTGCATATCGAGATGAATGACCCTGATTATCGGGTAAAGAGCGTCAAACCCACTAGCAGAAATACAGCCTCCCGTGGCCCTACCAATAATACAGCGGGCCAATAATGGGAATCGGACCACTGATCAGAAAGGCTAAATTCGGCGGGGCTAAGTTCCTCGTATCAGATGCCACGGTTACCGAAGGCCGGAAAACCGTAACCCACGAGTATCTAAACGGTATAGGGGCTGCGGGTAGATACGTTGAGGACTTGGGGTATAGCCCTCGCAAATTCGAGATGACTGCCTACATCTCAGGCGACCGAAGAATCTACGACCGGGACAAGAAAAAGCTTATAAAAGCTTTAACGACCCCAGGGCCTCAGATTCTTGTTCACCCTTTCATTGGCAACGTCGGGGATGTTGTGGCCCTCCCCTACACCCTTGTTGAGCGTATGGGGGCTGTCGGGTACGCCGAGTTCAAGCTTCGTTTCTTGGAGGCTGGTAACAAGTCAGCTGATGTAAAAGGCTTTACCATAGCGGGGGCCTTGGACTCCGCCCTCGCTGCGATAGACGAAATAGCTGCGTACTATGATACGGTAAATGATATTGCGGAGAACATCGCTGATGCCATTGATGCGGTGACAGCTATCGGGGACGCTATCCTAGACTCAATCTTGCAAGTGGCGAAGGGGCCTATTTTGATTACAGGGGCTCTTGACAGGCTCCAAAATTCGGTGTTGGCGGGGAAAGAATCTTTAAAGACCCTCGAAGCTTATAAAAATCACGTTCGGTACTACGGGGATGCACAGAAATGGGCATCCCAGTCAGCTGCGTCACCGGAGGACCAGCTTACTATACAACAGAAGTCCATAGCTAACACACCCACGGTCTCTGCTAGCCTCAGTTATTCAAACCAAAACGGAGACACCCCGGCTAGGAAAGCCCAACTAACAGCCCAAACGAATGCCATTGTCGCTAACAAGGCAATGGCATTAGCGGGGGCTTACGCAGCTGCTAGCAGAATAAATTATAAGAGTTCCGATCAGCTCGCCGAAGTATCTAGTTGGTTGTCCGCAAAGATAGATGAGCTAGCCCCTGATATGCCCCAAGAGGTCTTAGCTGCTTTAGATGGCGTGAAGGGGGGATTCCTAGCTAAAGCGGCTTCCCTACGGACCAAGCTCCCTGCTTTGACAGACGTTGAGGTCAACAATGAGAGTCTGACCCTTGTTTCGTACAGGTATTATGGGTCTATCGCCCCCGCTGACTCTCTGGCCAAGCTTAATGACCCCAACAACACCTCTGCGGTTACGGGGTTGATCAAGATAATCGGGAGGGTTTAGGATGCCGTTGTTCTTGGAGGTAAAGGGTAAGCGTTACACCCATTTTGAGAGTATTGAAGTCAACCGATCTCTAAACACCCTGTCCGGGTCTTTCAGCTTTACAACTACCGTAGACACCCCGAATGGCTTCCCTATAAAACTAGGGCAGAAATGCCGGGTTATAGCGGAGAAGGAATTATCGGGCTCGGATAAATCTTCTTTAGAGGCTTTTCTGCCTAGTTTTTCTGCCGGCTCCACCTCTGGGGCCGCCTCCTCAATCGCATCTTTCCTTGGGGACGAACCCAGCGTCGTGATCGACGGATATGTCGAGACCATTTCAGTCTCAGCGGACTCCCCAGGGAGCCACAGCATTACCATAGACGGGAGAGACAAAACAGGCGACCTGATTGACAGCCAAGTCGCCAAGGGCTCAGGTATTGGTGCTAGAAAAGGCACCTCGGCTAAGGAGGCTATTGAGAGGGTCCTAGAAAATACGGGGTTTATGGATGTCAAAGTGTTGGTGTACCCTGATAGCTTTGTACCGCCGGGGCTGCAATTCAAAACAGACGACCCCCAAACAGGTGACCGGATACTCGACGCTATCAACAACATCGCTACGAGCGTCCCGGTGATGATCACAGGTTCATCACCGGGGAACATAACCCTTGAAAAACCAGGGGGGGACACCGCAGGGGTGCCTATTCTAAACGTTATCGGGGGAGAAGACAATAACGTCATCCGCATGTCTTACCAAGAAACTACGGTGAACAGATTCAGCAAATACACCGCCCACGCAGACACGAAAGTAAGCCTACTTGGGGGATCGGCCTCCGAAGATAGCTCAGCTACAGACAAGGATATTCGGGTAACCCGAAAGATGGTCTTCACTGGCCCAAAGGTGTCTGTTAAGGACACCCCTAAATGGGAATTAAACACCAGAAAAGCGAATGGGACCACCTACCGATGCACCCTTCATGGGCATTTCAGTGACGGCGAAGAGACGATCCCTTGGAGGCCCGGGCAGAAGGTTTATATCGCTGATGACTTTGCGGGCCTAAATAAGCATATGTTGCTCTCTAGTGTCAGGTTTTCCTATGACGCTGATAAAGGCTCAACGTCAGAATTAGAGTTTGTGGGGGTCGGGGCGTATGAATTACAGACCCCAACTGAACCGAGTACTTCCTTTGGTATCGGATGAAACCAATAAGACGAGCAAAAACAGCCACAGACAAGGACGACTCGAACCCTAATCAGGTGGTGAAAGTCACCTCTTTAGGTACTACACTTGAAGCCCATGTTGAGTTACCTTATGGGCTCAGTGCGAACCCCCCTGTCGGGACAGATGGGCTTATCGTCCCGGTGAACAACGACTCGAGTGACCTTGCTTTTTTACCTTACAACGGTGACACTAGAACCTCAGGGTTGAAGTCCGGTGAGGTGACTGTGGGCAACACCACACTTGGGTCACAGTTGGCCTTTAACGCCGACGGGAAGATCGCCCTTGGGAATACCGCCGGGGAGCTGTTCGATGAGTTGGACAAAACCTTGGGGCAGCTACAATCGGCAACAACAGCAACAATGATGGGGCCGCAACCACTAGACCCTGCAACACAGGCCTATCTAACCAACGCTAGGGGTATCCTAGCTTTGATGAAAGGAGTTTTACTATGACTATGAACGGAGACACCGCTGGGGCTGCTATCGCTAACGCACTCAACGTAACGGACACCCAAGCTATCGAGGCTTGGAAGACAGTTTGTAACGAATTATTTTCCCACATTACGAACAACGCTTCTGTGGCTGTTCCGGCTCTTGGGTTACTTGATTCTACTGGTAGCCCGGTCACAGGCTCAGCCACAGGGACGGTTTCATAGTCATGGGGATAGACTTAGCCTTAAATGAGAACTTCGACTTGTACCTAGACGCACAGGGTGACCTCGCTTCGACTGAGGGGCTCGACACCGCTGTCAAGGTATCCGTCTTGTCCCATATCAGGGTTACGGCTGCCGAGGAGCCCATCCCTGAGAGGCGTAGGGGGTGGATCGGTAACGCACCCGAGATTATCCAAGGGGCAGAGCTTGGCTCAAGACTTTGGCTCTTAGAACAGAGAAAGAACTTGGAAGAACACGCTTCTGAGGCCGAGGACTACATGAACCAATCTTTGGAATGGATGGTTGACTCAGGTGTCTGTTCACGGGTTGAGCCTGTTATCAGCACTAGCTTGACCGGGTTAGATGGAACGGTTAAGATCGTTTCTAATGACAACCGCATAGAGACCGTGATGTTCAAAGCGTTAAAGGCGACTCAATGACCACGATTAACACCGAGATTGATAAAACCTTGGCTGACCTCCAAGCTGAACTGCCTGACTCAAACCCGTATATGGTTGGGTCCTATTTGAGGGCTTTGGGGGTTGCTATCGGTGGTAGGTCTTACGAGTTCTACCGAGTCTTAGAGGAAGTTAGACGACAGAGCTACCCAGACACCGCTACGGGTGACGCATTAACCCGGTGGGGGCTCGCATCTAGGGTCACCCGGAAAGTCGCTTCGGTAGCCACCGGGAGCCTTATCGTAACAGGGGTATTCGGTACCACAATTCCCCTTGGGACCGCCTTTTTATCCTCAGACGGGGTCGCCCTTACTTCGACCCTGCTAGCGTCAATTGCTGATTCTACGATCTCGATAACTTAGATCGG